GTTAAATGGAAATGCCCCAATCACAAGTTTGACATGCAATTAGAGGATTACCTGAAAATGCAATGCAGCATAGATATGTGCAAACCTGGTTTAAAGAAGATCATCCCAACTATTGACGGAATGAATGATGTTCTATACTACCACAATTGCCCCGCATGTGTCTATACTGCTCTCAGAAGAGATTGCCTGGTAACACCTAAAATTGATCCCAATATGCTTCGAGAGTTTAAACAATGGTACGACCCTGTGTTCGAACAGGAAATAATACCGCTACTCTCCGATTTCGTTTATGATGTAAACGCCTACTACAACCACCTTACTGCCAAACAGAAGGCCCTTCATTGGAAGGTGCGTGAAAACATTAGTGGTTGCAGCAATCAAGAGGACATCAACGAATACCTGATGCAGAGGAAATATAATATGTTTTGCAAGTGCGAGAAGCAGGAAATAACTGATCCCAACAAGCACCCAAAGAATCGCTGCATAACTGGCCCCAACGAAGAATACAAGTATGTCATGGGCCCAGTGGTACATCGGCTGGAGAAAATTTTTAAGAAGAATTTCAAGGGCTATTGCTCCGGTCGATCTTGGGAAGATCGTGAACGTATATTAAACACCAGACACAAAATGGGAATGCGTCAAACCATACAAGGAGATGGTAGTGGTTTTGACAGAACGCAATTCTTTGAACTTAAGTTCATTGAGATGCGAATATACGCTTGGTTGGCTGATAATAATAAGATAACACACGTCCAACCACATGTTTTCCTCAAACATGCACTAGAACAGTTTGTAACGATAGAAGCCAAATCAATAATTAAAAATGGGAAGAGCACAGAATTCTATCGCTTGGGAAAAGTCGTTAAAGAAGGAGGAGTCCAGTCTGGAAACTGCGACACGACTTTTGGTAACACAATGCGCATGGCGTGTTACAATCGCTTCATCTTCGAACACATGCTTTGCAAAGACAGGGATGCGTATGACCTTGACGCTGCCGGTGATGATTTTGGTGTCTATGTGCCACCAGATTGGGACATCGGTGAGATTGAGAGGGCATACTATAAAGTCTTTGCAGGTAGCAAATCCGGTTTGGCTGATTGGAAGACAGCTGAACATGGATTAGGCCAGATACTCAAATTCCTTAAAGTATCTGATATTGAAGGGACTGACTTTTGCAGCACGGAAACCTTTTATTGTAAAGGCTGCAATAGCTACAGAATCACCCGCAAACTTGACCGCTTCCTGACCTTAACACCATGGTCCCATTCGGCACTAGCAATGTCTGCTGAGGAGCAACGCTCCTATATGCACGCATTGCATGACGCGAATGAGATGTGGATGAAAGGATTGCCAATCTTCACTGAATATAATGATTGGTTACTCAAGTTTGCCCCACAAGCCAAAGCGAACCCCAAGAAAACCAAAACCCCCAAGCATAAGTACCCCGATGTATTGCCAGTCAACCCGAAAATTCTTAAAGCTTACCATGATACTGATGAAGCTTACTTTAAGAATTTACTTGCACGTGGACTGGAGAAAGACGAAGCATATGCAATGTATACTCGTGTCAGCCCAAAACAACCTTGTTGTGCTGACTCCTATCGCAAGTACCTCACACGCGCTTATGGTGTCACCAGTGACGAGATCCGCCTAACTCAGGATGCTCTCACACACCAGTGGAACACCAGAATCCCTTTTGACTTCCTACGCAAGATCTGTGACGTTAAAGCGGACTATGACGCTTCTATGATGAATGGCCAACAGGCAAGCTTCGAGTGAACCTGAAGCCACCGAGACTACAAAC